GTCACAGGGCGGTACATCTTCTGGCTCGTTCGTACCTACTGCAGACAACAACTATGGGTTACCGGCTGGAAGAAGCGCAGTTATGGGTATGGGTACAACTGTTAAGGGTACTGATGGTACTATTGTTACATCTAAAGACTATAGTTACAACGATGATAACAACAACGATGGCGGTAGCAGCAGCAGTAGCAGTAGCAGCGATAATGCAGGACTTGGTGCTGGGGGTAGCTTCGGTCTTTCTCATGCTAGAGGTGGACGCATAGGATACGCTCCCGGTGGCGAGGTAACGAGTGCAGACGACGCTCTAGCAGAGGCTCTTCGTGACGACGTAGGTGATTACGCAGCAGACGATACTAAAACTGATCTCAGTGATACGGGTGGGTTTGGTTATGGTGGCGATGATGATAGGTATAAAGCAGATATAGCTAAATCTATACAGTCAAGAATTTCTAATATAGTTCAAAGCCAGCCTATGACTCCTGATGAACGTTACGCAGCTAATGCTGAAGCGATAAAAAATCCAGACATGTATTCTACAGAGGGTATTTCAGTAGGTCCTACAAAATCAAAATCAGAATCTAAAGGGTTTGGGTCTAGTATAGGGGATGCTTTAAGTGATGTAATTAGTGCTGGTATGCAGTTTGGTGTACTAGGTACATTAGGACTCACTCCGTTTCGTGAAGGTGGCAGTGTAACTCAAGGGTTTATAAACAAAGATCCTGATACTGTATCAGATAAACAGTCCATTGCTGACAATCGTTACACCACAGTCAAAGCAGGTTCGTTTGTAATGAACCAACCAGCAAATGAAAAGAATGAAAAGAAACTAGACAAGATTGTTGCTGACGCATCTAAACGTGCAAAAATGAAAAAGGGCGGAAAGACCAGCATGATAAAGGTTGCTCTTTCAGATGGAGAGCGTCTCATAGAACCTGAAGTCGTAGCAGTTATTGAAAAGAAACATGGCAAAGGGTTTTTAGATAAACTAAACGATGAGGGTAAGCCAGAAGTAAAACGACGACAGGCAATGTACGGCGATAAAATAGGTTTATCAGAAGGTGGAACAGCATATATTGATCAAGGTATAGATGTTACAGACGTTGGAGATGACATTCCTATGGAAGACTTTCTCCCAGTATCTGACGAGTTAAAAGCAAAGATTGCTAAATTTGGAAGTAGGAAGCCACAACGGGGGCAGATAAAAGCTTTTATAAAATCATTATCACCCGAAGAAAAATTAACTGTTCTATTTTTGACTGAAACAAAATCTAGTACAGATTCTATAGAAGGTATGGAAGCAATCGGTGAAGTAGTAAACAATCGTATAAACTCTAACTATTATGATTTTGCAGATATAAAAACTTTAGACGATGCTTTGCTAAAACAAACTAGACGAGGAGCTTTCCAGTTTTCAGGCTTAGAGCCTACTACATTTTTTAATCGTGCTAAAGAAGTAAAGAAGGGTGTAGCAGATAAAGGTTTAGCTAGAGCTTTTGCAGCAGCGCAAAATGTTTTAAGTCCTGAAAGAGAGGGAGCTAACCGCTTAGACCCTAATACATTATTTTACACACGCACAGACGCACCTAGTCAGTGGATGCGTGAGTCAAAAGATTTAGAGTTTTCTACGGAATTAGGCGAACATGAATTTTACCGCACGTTCGCATCTCCAGAATTTCCGTAAAAGAATCTGTCAGCTACCCGCACTAATGCGGCCCTGACACAACCGGAGCGGCTACCCACAGCCATGTGGCCCCGCAACATGAGGTAAAACAATGGCAAAACAAAAAGTACGCGGACACCGCGCAAATAAACCAAACGACTCTTTCGGAACCATAAATAGCGAAAGCTTATACAAAGGCAACTATCGTGAAGAAGTCTACGAAGACGAAGAAGATACCCCTGAAGTAGAAGCAAGCGAAGAACCCGAATCTACAGAAACAAAAGACCCAAGCTTTGTAGAGGCAAAACAAGAATCGCCAAATCACGACTACAAGAAACGGTACGACGATTTAAAGCGACACTACGATGCAAAACTTGCAGAATTTGAATCTGAAAAGCAGCAACTGCAAAAGGCATCACAGGCATCTAATGTCCCAATGCCCAAGACAGTTGAAGAGTTGGAAAAGTTTCGTCAAGAGTACCCTGATGTATATGGAGTTGTTGAGACTGTAGCGGCTATGCAAGCCGAAGAAAGAACTAAACACCTACAGTCAGAATTACTTGAAATTCAGGAACGCGAAAAGGAAACTGTGGTTCAAAGTGCATACCGTGAACTTGTGAACAATCATCCAGACTTTACCGAAATTAAGTCTGATGAAAAGTTCTTAGCTTGGCTAGACGAACAGCCACAGACAATTTCTGACGGTATTTACAATAACAATACCGATGCTCGTTGGGCCTCTAGAGTACTCGATTTGTATAAAGCAGATATGGGTATCTCAAAAAAGAAACGGTCTAAATCAAATGAATCGGCAGCAGCCGCAATTCGCTCCCCAAAAGCAAAAGACATTGTGTCAGAGGCTACAGGAGATAAAAAGATTTGGAAAGCTTCGCAAATCGCCAAGATGAAACCGTGGGAGTTTGAGAAGATGGAAACAGAACTCGACTCTGCAAGGGCTGAAGGGCGAATCGACTTTAACTCTTAGAATAAACCTCAAAATGGAAGGAAAAGCAAATGGCTTTTAATTCGGCATCAGGTCATAATAACCTGCCTTCCGGTAATTTTACACCGGAAATATTTAGCCAAAAAGTCCTCAAGTTTTTCCGTCGCGCTTCGGTTGCTGAAGACATTACAAATACCGATTACGCGGGGGAAATTGAGAACTTTGGCGATACAGTACGTATCATTAAAGAACCTACAATCACAGTAAGTTCCTACGCACGTGGGTCTGTGGTTAACCCCCAAGACTTGGCTGACGATCAAATAACTATGGTTGTTGACCAAGCAAACGCTTTTGCGTTTAAAATTGACGACATTGAAGAGCGTCAGTCTCACGTAAACTTTGAGGCATTGGCAACTTCATCAGGTGCTTTTTCACTAAAGCGTAAGTACGATGCAAATGTCTTGCAAGCTATCTCTGATGGCGCAGGTCTTGCTGGTGCCGACGATGCTTCTGTGTCAGGTGGACTGACTACCACAAACACAAGTTTGGGTACGGCTGCTGCACCTATCAACGTGAAGACAAGCAAAGATAATGCAATCAACTTGATGCTTCTGATGGCACGTGTTCTGGACGACCAGAGCGTTCCTGAAGAGAACCGTTGGTTCATTGCTCCACCAGCGTTCTACGAGAACCTGTTTGGTGCGGGTGCGAAGTTTGCTGAAGTTCAGGTAACTGGCGACGGTACTTCACCTCTGCGTAACGGTCTTGTTATGCAGGGCAACATTGCTGGCTTTAATTGCTATAAGTCAACTGCCCTAAATTCAACAGGCGGTACAGATCAAGTCACCATGACTGGTCTAGCGACTGACGCTTCTGAGAACCTTGTTCTTGCAGGTCACATGTCATCAACTGCAACTGCTTCGCACATTGCGAAGACCGAAGTTGTACGTTCAACTGAAACCTTTAGCGATATCATTCGTGGATTGCATGTATTCGGACGCAAAGTATTACGTCCAGAAGCCATCGTTCGCGGCGTTATCGACTTTGCATAGGGGGAACTAGATAATGGCTACTTATACTGTTACTAATGCTGTTGCTGGTGTTCCACTTGGCATCAAGCCTCAAATTGTCGAGGTCGTTCTTGATTTTTCAAGCACTAACCTCACTACTTCTGATTCAGTAGAAGTATTTGAGATGAAAGCTAACACACTTGTCCTTATGGCAGGTGTTGAAATCTTAACTGCAACATCCAACTCTGGTTGTGTTATTGACTTAGGTGATGACGCTGATGATGATTTGTATGTTGCTGCTCTGGATGCTACGGCAACTGGACACGAAATTAATAATGCAGCAGGAACAGCAAAACTGTACACCGCTGCTGATACTATCGATATGATTGTTAACTCAGCAACTTTCGATGGTAAGTGTCGTGTCTTTGCAGTAATTGCAGAGCTAGGAACTGCAGAAACTGCAGCAGCTTTTGCCTAATTAACTGTCGGGGGGCAGGGCAACTTGCCCCCTTGACCATTTATTTATTTCGTGATAAAAGCAACAACCTTTGCCGGGGGTAAATATACATGGCAGCTAAAAAATCAAAAAGCCCAAAGCCTAAGAATGCAAAGCTATACGCAAGCGTCAAGGCAGAAGCTAAACGTAAATTTAAGAAATGGCCCAGCGCATACGGGTCGGCATGGTTAGTTAAAACATATAAAAGTCGTGGTGGAACTTACGCATAATGGCTGCTACAGGCTTAAAAAAATGGTTTGGTGAAAACTGGATAGACGTAAAGA